GCAGGTAAAGAGTTAAAACTAAATGTCATGTTGGACGGGGAAGCAAAGATCGGAGAGACGTGGGCACAGACACACTAGAGCTTGAATACGATTGGCACTTGAAGGTTGCAGAATTATACGATACTGTTGACCTCAACCTACCTATGCCGTCCTCATCATCCCAGCGAACAGGAGCAATAGCTGAACAAAAGTTTATCACTGAATGTTTGGAACGGAACTTTGAACCACACCTACCTGTAACACCAATGCCGTGGGACTTGATCGTCACGTGTCCAGCAGGAACCCTGAAGGTACAAATCAAAGCAACCAACACACGGGCTACTCCGGCTAAGAATTGTTATAGCTGTGTCACGTCTGTTGGTTGTGAGAATAAAGACTATATGTCAAACGACATCGATGTTGTTGGTATATATGTTGTGCCTGAAGACACGTGGTGGATGATACCAAGAAATGAAATACAATCTAAAACCGTAAAACTAAATCCAGCACCTGACAGTACATCGAAGTACAAGAAATGGCAGGAAAACTGGAGCCTATATTATGAATAAAACATTATTGATTGATGCTGACGTGTTAGCGTTTGAAGCATCAGTAATAGCCGAGGAATCAATTGAGTGGAAGGAGGAGATGTGGACAGTACACGCTGACATGGCACTAGCCAAAGCTCGTATTGTTAATCGCGTCGAACAGTTCAAAGAGAAGTTACAAGCAGACGACATCGTTATGGCTTTGACTGATCGGGCTAACTATCGTCGTATTCTCAACCCCGACTACAAGTCTAACAGATCAAAGAGTCGATTACCTATCATATTAAAACAAGTAAAGAAGTGGATAATAGAAGAAATGGACGGTCAACTATGGCCGAACTTAGAAGCTGATGACGTCATATCAATTCTTGCAACGGACAAAAAGATGGATGAGGAAACGATTATCGTCTCCATTGACAAAGACTTCAAAAGCGTACCGGGCATCTACTACGACTTCAACAAAGACGAAACGCATCACGTCAGTCAGGAAGACGCAGACCGATACCACCTGATACAAACACTTACGGGTGACGCAACAGATGGATACAGCGGTGTACCTAAAGTGGGAGCTGTCACTGCCAAGCGTCTACTTGATAAAGAAGGATACGATTGGGATGTAGTGAAGAAATGCTACGAAGATGTAGGACTCACCGAGAACGATGCTCTGATGAATGCGTGGATGGCACGACTGCTGCAAGCGGATAACTATTGCTTTAGAACTAACACAATAAAAAAACTATGGACACCGAGAAACTACCAAACCAAGGATATACTAAAGATTTCACCACAGGTGCTAGACGTGACGGGGACATTGGACGGGGACGACCCTCGCTTATTCCTCCAATCGCCTTACGCAGTCTCGCCAAAAGATTTGAAGATGGCGGAAAGCTTTACGGAGACAACAACTGGAGAAAAGGATTTCCGTTAACACGACTGTACGACAGTATGTTCAGGCACTTGTTAGCGTTGGCTGAAGGAGACGAAACGGAGGATCATGCGGGTGCGATCTTGTGGAATGCGTCAGCGTGGTTGTGGACAAAGGATCAAATAAAACGTGGTAATTTACCAATAGAACTGGATGATATAGAAAGCGACGAATGAAAGTACTGATAGCGTGTGAATATAGCGGAGCAGTGAGAGATGCTTTTATAAAACAGGGACACGATGTAATGTCTTGTGACTTATTACCTACAGATGTAGAGGGTCCGCATTACCAAGGCTCTGTTATAGATATACTTCACGATGGTTGGGACTTGATGATAGCTCACCCTCCCTGTACCTACCTAGCGGTAAGCGGCAACAGATGGTTATATAACAAAGACGGCAGCAGGAATGAGGAGCGGTGGGCAAACAGAAGAGAAGCACTTGACTTTGTACGGTTACTTATGAATGCACCTATCGAACGGATAGCAGTTGAGAATCCTGTGAGTGTTATATCTTCAGAGATACGAAAGCCTGATCAGATCATACAGCCTTGGCAGTTTGGGGACGAAGCACAGAAGACTACTTGCCTGTGGTTAAAGAATCTACCTAAGTTAAAGCCTACCAAGATTGTGGGTAAGGGTGAGTTTGTTACATTCAAGAGCGGTAAGAAACATCCGGCTTGGTACGCTGAAGCATTTGCTAAAGCTAAGACCAAAGCAGAGAGACAGAAGCTACGCTCTAAAACATTCCAAGGTATAGCAGATGCTATGGCTGAACAGTGGGGAGTAGGGTGTAAACAGGAAAATAAACAACTAGAACTTATATGACAACTGAAGAAATAGTATTACCAGCACTTAGCAAAGATTTAATAGATAAGCTTGACAAGCTGTACCCTGATAAATGTCCGCTGTTGACAGACGACGATAGATTGGTATGGTTTAAAGTAGGACAACGTAGTGTAATTAATTATTTACAACAGATATACGACGAACAACTTCAAGATAACATAGTAACCAAACAATAGTCATGTGCTTTAGCTCACCATCCGTACCTGCTCCTCCACCACCACCAGCACCACCTCCTCCCCCGCTACCTACTGCGGAACGTGCTGTTACTCAACGAGCTATGAGAGCGGAACCTAAGAAGCGTCGAGGCACACAGCAATTGACTGTTCGTCGTCCTAGTGTTTCAATGGGTGGAGCAGCTGGCCAGACTGGCGTACAACTTTCACAATAAAACAAAGTAATAATATAACACATGAGCCTTCGCACACTAGATAAAAAGACACTACTCTCAGATGCTACATCAGCAGGGGCGGGTAGTTCGTTCGGGTCTGAGCGTACTAAGGGATATACATTTGTAATCTCTACTACAGTCGCCGGTACAGCAACCATAGCCATTCAGGCGTACATTGGAGGAGGATGGAGAACGATCCACTCTGAAGACGTAACCACTGACGGAGATGTAATGATCAGAGATGACCACGGTCACTACGAAAAGATCAGAGCTAACATCACAGATTACACCAGCGGTACGCACAGCGTGTTCTCTACTGGTACAGTTGATTCTCTTTAATGGGACTGACGTTTACATCGGACGCACGTCCACCCAGTAACACACAGCTTCTGCCTAACAGATTCCTACGTCCTGCGTTTGGTGAGTTGTACGGGTTTGATGCTGATGCAGACAGTGGCGGTGTTACTCCCTCTATAGACGGAGCGTTAACGACAGAACTAAGTGAACCGTTAACTACTGAACTTGGCGACTTTTTAGCATTCGATGAGAATGTTGCTTATTGGACACCCGCTTTACTGACTACAGAGAATTGGTACGATGCAGCAGATACTGCTACTATTACAGATACAGCAGGGGTAGTGTCACAGTGGGACGACAAGTCAGGTAACGCTAATCATTTGACTGCTGTTGGTAGTGGTATTTTTACGGATAGAAGAACTAGGAACAGTAGTAATGTTATGGACATTGAGGAGGGTTCTTACTTTACAAAAACTGCATACCAACTACCTGCTGACTGTTCAATCTTTATGATGGCAGGGATTGATGCCATTAGTGTTAATACAGATGCACTTTTAGCTATACGAGGGGGTTCCAGCAATAACTTTCAATTTGACTCAGGCGATGTAGTAGGAGATCAAGATCAGTTTTTTGCTCGCTTTAATGCAACTAATATAGGTACTACTAATACTTTCTCTCCTACTGTAGATCAAAAAGGACCGTCAATATATGAATTGATTTTTGATTTAAACGGAGATGGTGATCTAGAAGTTTTCATAGACGGCACAACTTTTGGTACAACTGCGTACACCACTCAGTGCGGAGCTAATTCTGAGTTACTTTTATTTACTAATCGTTCTTTAAATCAATACCCTGACGGATGTGCAGCTGAAGTTATCATTGTTCCATCAGTACTTTCTACAACAGACAGACAAAAAATGGAGGGATACCTCGCTCACAAATGGGGACTCACTGCTCAGTTAGATGTTTCGCATCCTTATAAAACTTCAAGACCACTCGCATAATACTCATGGCTAATAAAAAAATTACAGAACTTACAGACCTGCCGAGTCCAGCCGGAGCCGATATAATGGCTATCGTGGATGACGTATCAGGCACACCCACAACTAAGAAAGTAACCGCTACTAACCTGATGACCCTAGCACCTGTGCAATCGGTAGCAGGACGGACGGGTACAGTTACGCTTAGTAACACAGACATCAGCGGGTTGGGAACATCAGCAACACAAGATGTAGGGACTGCTAACGGAAATGTTGTACAGTTAGATGCGACAGGTTTACCCGCAGTTGATGGAAGTCAGTTAACAAACCTCCCTACTCCTGATGTAGATGGTCCTATCAATGATAACCTCAGAGGCACGGACAACCCACACATCGGAGCGTTTCCTAATCAAGCATTTAAGGTTGTAGACAATCCTTTTAACTCAGCATTTTTAGCAGCCCGTGAAGATGGGGAGATTAGTGTTATTACAAGTGCAGGGGCTGAAGTTCTTTCAAAAGGATTTTCTATAATCGAGGACAGTACAGAACCTGACATCGAAGCAGCTGGTACTCTTAACGGAGCAACTGAAAACTACTCTGTAATCAGCGGAGACTCAGACAGTAAAGGAGCAAACGGATTACCACTCAGACAAGGTTTTAACAATCCCGATATAGGGGCAAACCCATCACCAATTTTAATCTCAGGCGGTACAATCGCTTAACAAAACTTCTAACTAATATAAAATTATGGCAACAGTATATATCGCACCAACCGCACAGGGTTCCGCAGACGGAACATCAGAAGCAAACGCTTACGCTTATTCATCACTTAGTTCCGCAGAAACAGATGCAGGAAACGGAGGAACTATTCTATTTTTGGATGGTACATACACTTTCACAGGGAATCAGACATGGGACAATGGCGGTGAAAGTGACATGACCTACAAAAGTTTGAACGACCAAGGTGCTTATTTATTAGGTGCAACATCTATCAGACAGCTAACTATTGGTCCCTCTTCAGGAACCGCCACCGCAAAACTAGAGGGGTTCAAAACAGGCAATATTTATTATGTAGCAGGTTCCGCTTCCACAACTCTTACTTTAAATAAAATTAAACACGCTGATACATTTTCAGGGACACGGGCAGATTTTGGTATTTTTTATTTTAAGTCTAATAGTAACATCAACTCTGTAACTAATTCTTCTTTCGTTGTAGACTATAGTGGTAGTGATCGTTTTGTACATAGCGCAGCGGCTACAACTCTTAACTCTTGTTCCTTTTTTCTTAAATGTAGTTCAGTAGGAGCTGGTGGTATAACATCATTTGTTTCGGGACCGGGTACTACAAAGAACACGATTTTTATGTCTGATAATGCGAGTGCGATTGCTGATAGTGTAATCGCTACATCAAACTGCACCAACTGCTGTATCTATCAAATGCACACCAACGACAGTAGTGGGGGTACGAACAACATCTTCGCAGACCCGCAATTCGTAGACTCCGCAAACGGCGACCTACGCCTCCGCCCAAACAGTCCTTGTATCGGTGCTGGAACCGCAAGCTAAGTAGTCATGGCACTCAATAAATTACACAAGAAGGACTTTACCATTGCGGTGAAGACGGGAACAGACGCGAACAAGTCGAAGTTTAAGAAGGAGGCTCAACAGGGTGAACTGTACTTCGCTACTGATACAAAGAAAATCTATGTAGCTGAGACTACCGCAGGAGCATCTGACGCGACGATTGCTGAGTTTGCTCCCACTTCAACAGGCAACTAATGCAGGAGACAGCACAAGGGTTATACCATTCGTTGGAGAATCAGCGGTGGTCGTTTTTAGACAGAGGACGTCAATCGTCAGAGTTAACCCTACCCTATGTACTGCCTCCTGACGGTCACAACTACGCCACTAAATACTACACACCGTACCAAGGCATCGGAGCACGTGGTGTTCTGAATCTATCGTCTAAGTTATTGTTAGCTTTACTACCACCGAACGCTCCGTTCTTTCGTCTTGTTATAGATAGATACGAACTAGACAAAGCGAAAGCTGAACTGGGACAAGAGGGTGCAGAGCAGCTACGTACAGACTTAGAGAAAGCTTTAGCTGATGTAGAACGTAGTGTATCACAAGAGGTAGAAGTACAGAACTTTAGGAACGGTATCTTCCAAGCGTTAAAGAACTTGTTAATCACGGGTAACGCTTTGTTATATCTCCCGGATGAAGGAGGTATGAGAACGTTTAAGTTGGATCGTTACGTTGTTAAGCGTGATCCAATGGGTAACGTTACACACATAGCTGTCAAAGAAACAGTAGCACCTATGATGTTACCTGAGTCGGTACGGGAAGAAGTGTACAGACAAGAGAAAGAAAACACGTGTGATTTGTACACTGCTATCGTGCGTGAAGATGATGAATTTAAAGTGTATCAAGACGTAAAGGGAATGCTTATCGAGGAAAGCGTAGGACGTTATCCATTAGAAAAGTCCCCGTGGCTACCCTTGCGTTACACTCAAATAGACGGAGAAGACTACGGACGTGGGTTTGTTGAAGAGTATATCGGGGACATCCGCTCGTTGGAGTCGTTAACTAAATCAATCGTAGAAGCCAGTGCAGCAGCAGCTAAGGTATTGTTCATGGTCAATCCTAACGGAACGACACGGGCAAGAACACTGGCTGAAGCTCCTAACGGTGCGATTGTGCAAGGGTCTGAAGGAGACGTCTCCGTCTTACAACTTAATAAGTTCAACGATCTACGGACAGCACAGACTACAATGGCTGGTATAACAGATCGATTGAGCCAAGCCTTTCTACTGACATCGGGGGTTGTTAGAGATGCCGAGAGAGTGACTGCCGAGGAGATACGGATGTTAAGCCAAGAGCTTGAAGCTGCCCTCGGTGGTCTCTACTCTCTCTTAGCTCAGGAGATGCAACTGCCTATCGTCACTCGTTTGATGGATCGTATGTCCAAAGAGAAACGACTACCTAAGCTACCCAAGGATATTGTTAAACCTACCATCGTTACAGGTGTGGAAGCATTGGGTCGTGGTAATGATCTTAATCGTCTTGATATGTTTCTTGCCGGTGCTAATCAGGTAGTAGGACCACAAGCAGTCAATCAATATCTTAACGTATCTGATTACTTCAAGCGTCGTGCTACTGCTCTTGGTATAGAAACTGAGGGACTAATCAAGACGGAAGAAGAGATTCAACAAGCTATGCAGATGCAACAACAACAAGAGATGATGATGAAGTTGGGAAGCCCTGCCGTAGCACCCGCTATCAATGCTGCACAGGAGCAGTACATGGCAAGTCAACAAGAACAACCTACCGAGGAATAATAAATTATGGCAGAACTACACCGAGTAGAGATTAACGAGAAAGCACCGAATGAGATCGAACCCGAAGAAGCTCAGACTGACGAAGTTGCTGAGACTACGGAAGAACAACAAACGGAACGTCCTGAATGGTTACCTGAAAAGTTCAAGTCAGCGGAAGACATGGCGAACGCTTATAGTGAGCTTGAGAAGAAACTGGGACAACCCGCCTCCGAAGAGCAACAAGAAGAAGAACCACAACAAACCGAAGAGAACGAGAATGAGAACGACAAGCCAGAAGCTGGTAATTATAACGAAGCTGTTGTGGAAGCTAGTAAGGAGTTCTTTGAGAATGACGGTCAACTGTCTGAAGAAACTTATCAAAAGCTTGAAAAAGTAGGACTACCACGTGATCTCGTCGATAGTTACGCAGCTGGTCAACAAGCTTTATTACAATCAGAAGAAGCCCAAATCAAAGGAGTGGCAGGTGGTGAATACGATCAGATGGCTGAATGGGCAAACGAACACTTACCATCCGAAGAGGTCGATGCGTTTGACGAAGCCGTCACGTCCGGGTCAGTACAACAAGCGAAGTTAGCAGTACAAGGACTATACGCTCGTTATCAGAATGCTACAGGCAGTCGTCCAAAAACTTTAGTACAAGGCTCAGTAAGCGGTACATCAACCATGCCGTTTAAGAGTATGCAAGAATTAGCACGTGCACAGTCAGACCCACGTTATCGTAGTGGTGACAAAGCGTATCATCAAGAGATTGACAGACGACTGGCTGTAAGTAATATATAATGTCTTTCATTCATAAGTAAGGTGAACAGATGCCTTGGACGACTCGCTTTGGTTTTCTTCCTTTTATCGGTTATGGGGAGTTTTGCGGGCTGTTCCAAGGCATCATTTTATCCGGCTCTCGGAGCTACGGGTGGAGCAGCAGTAGGTAGCTTAGGAGGACCGGGCGTTGCTGCGGGAGCTGCTGCACTTGGTTGGGGTGTGGGAGAAACAGCCAAATACATGGAAGAAAACAAACATTTAACGGAACAAGTTAAGGCGTTAAGTGAAGGAGATATTAAGCAACTCGTTAATAATCAACTAGATGCGTCAATGGATAACGGGTTTTTTGACGGTATGCTGAACGAAATTTATGGCTTGCTAAAGCTGTGCCTTATCGGTGTAGTCTTGTGGAATGTCATACCAATCATATATACGAGATACGTACACAAGAAAGCAAAAGATGAAATATCAAATAGAAAGATTACTTAGAATCTACAACGATCTACCACAGCGTCAGAAAGTCCTAGTGTTGACAATTGGTGCATTTGTTGGTCTTATAGTAATCGGTAACATATTTAATTAGACAACTAGCGACTACTAGTCCCTCGACCCTCTGCGGAGGACAATCCTGTGCGAACGAACGAAGTGAAAGTCAACCAAACAAATCACAATCAATTAATAACTTAACATAGGAGATCATATATTATGGCTAACGGACAAACAGCTCCAAGTCGTGTAGGTTTCAATAATGCTACTTCTGACGGAAGTTTTGCACAAGACAATGCGTTGTTTCTTAAAAAGTTCAGCGGAGAGATTTTGCAAACCTTCGAAGAAAGTAACATCTTCAAGCCTCTACACACAATTAGAACAATCGAAAGCGGAAAGTCTGCTCAGTTTCCTGTAACAGGAATCGCTAGTGCTTCTTACCACACTCCCGGTGAAAACATCGCGGAAGCAGGTTCAGGTACTACATACCTTAGTGACATCAGAAAGTCTGAGCGAGTAATCAACATTGATAAGATGCTTGTTGCTTCTACTTTCTTGGCTAACATCGACGACGTAAAGAACCACTACGACATCCGCAGCGTCTACGCTAACGAGTTGGGTAAAGCTCTTGCTGTTCGTTTCGATACTGCTCTTGCTAAAGTATTCATCGCTGCTGCTCGTTCTTCCGCTGTTATTACTGGCGGTAAGACTGGAGGTATCCTTGATGTTTCTGCTAACGCAATGGGTACAGGTGCTGACTCACTTGACGACAGTGACGAAACTGATCCTACTGGTGCTGAACTAGTAGCTGCTCTGTTTACTGCTGCTCAGAAGCTCGACGAAAACGATGTTCCTAGTGATGGTCGTTTCTGCGTTCTTCGTCCTCAAGAGTACTACAAGTTAGTAACTGGAGCAGACGCTTCTAACAGCTTCAACCTTGTATCTGCTGTCAATAAAGA